AGTGAGCTTCAGTTTCGCCAACTGCTCTGTGGCGGTGAGCATCTTGCCACTGCGTTCATCTATCCAGTCCAGGTCGCCCGTGCTGAGTGGACTTGCTTCACCGGAGCCATGCGCTCCTGCATCTTCGATCACAAACTTTTCCGTGTTCCGTTGATAGCGCAAACCACCCTTACGGGCTTCACGCCCGATGAGCAGGTCAATGGCATTCATGCACTGCTGCGCGTAATTGGGGAGTGCCTTCTGCCGCCAATCGGTATTGGCGCACATCTGGCGGAACTCTGGGACCAACTTCGGACAATCGCGTTCCAAAACCTGTGCGCACTCGTTTTCCGTGATGCGAGCGTTTGTGAGCACGGTCTGCGCGAAAAGTTGCTGGCGTTCTTTTTCCGCTTTCTGTTCGGGAGTTAGTTCGGATTCGACGGCGGCAGCGGCGCGGCGGGCTTCCTCTTCGGCGGCTTTCGTTCCTTCCGCTTCGATTGCGTTCCACTTCGTTGTGAGAGTTTTTACTTCGGAGGCTTGCTGCTCAATCTTTTCATTGATGGGTTTCAACGCTTCAGCAACTACTGTGCTGAATTTTGCGATTAACTCATCCTGCGGCGTGCTGTTGCCCTCTTCGCCCGGCTTCTTGTTCCAAAGTCCCATTACGTTCAGTACCTCTACAAGAGATACTAGTCCTAGGACTAGGGTGGCTGTCAACTGGTATTTTCAGAGCTATGGCTTGGGACAGTAGGAAGCGGTCCCACCACCGCTGGCTTACCACGCGCATCTCATCCGTGCAGGATGGCCACTCACAGAGTCGCAGGATAACGGGCTGGGTTTTCATCCTTGCTCCTTCCATCGCTTAAACTCTTCTTCAAGGCCGAGTAAATCTTCTGTGATAGAGCATTGTCCGCGATCAAAGTTTTGTGTCGCTATCTGCTCCGCTGTGTACGGCACGTTATGCACGATGCTCTCGCTCAACTCCTGATGTTTAGCGCGGAGGTCCGCCAGCAACTCCGCCCATCCCGGAACCGAGAAGAGGGACTCCGCCTTCTCCGGGTCCTTGAGGAGGTGGGGCCATCGTAGAGATTGGGATTGGTCCTGCTTGCTGCGGCGCGGCATTCTGTGGCACTCCTCCCTGCGGTTGCTGTGGCTTTTGAATCTTGTACTCAATATCGGGAACGTACTCCGCTGGATTGTCGGACACCTGGAAGTCTTTGAAGATTTGCTGCATCAGCATCGTTTTCGCTTTCACGACTCCCAGCAACCATTCCCGGTATTCGAGCGGCAGCGTTTCATTCATCAGGGCTTGCAGTTGTGAACTTGTTTCCTTCACGTACATGGAGTGCGCCTGGTTCAAAATAATCTGGCTTTGCTTACTGATTTCCCGATTGAGGCTTGCGGAAGCTGCGCGAGTCGGAATCCGCATCTTTCGGGACAGGTAATCTTCCAGCGCCTTGTTGAGAAGTTCGTCGTCCAATCCAAATGTCGTTCCCTTGCGGCCCAGCCCAAGGAATCCGTAGAAGTCGGTCAGCATGGACATGAGCGCAACATGCGAGTGTCGGAAGTCGGAGGTTCGATGGTCATTGCGCGAGTTACCGTCTTGCATCACGGACAGCGTGCCCATCGCGGAGTATTGGCCCTTCTTGTTTGGCGCTCCCGCTCCCATGCCGGACATGGCAGGTCCGACACCGGCGCGTTCTTTCGCTTGCGCAATCATGGCCTGTTCGTTTTCGAGTGAAAGTCCCGCGAACGCGGCATTGCCCACATCGTAGTGCATGAACTGGTCTTTTTTCACTGGCAGAAACACGTTTGGCGCAAGGCGGAAGTTTGGCCCAAGAGTTTTGTTGCTGGGGTCAACCGTGTTGATTCCCCACATGGACACCGTGATCGTGTCGTTGCGCTGATTCTTAGCGGTGGAGATTTCTTCTTGATAGTGCTCCAAAATATCGGGGAATCCGCGCCCATCCACCGTGAGGCGCGTTTCAAGAATCGGCACTTGATTGTCAGGGATGAAGTTATAAACACAGTTCGCAATGGTTCGCGTTTTCAGGTGATACCACGCCATCAGGCGATGCTTTTTGTCATTGTGCCACCACGAGAAGTAGCACTCGAATACTTCCCACGTCGCCAGCGTTTGGTCGTTTGATGGCGTGTCAATGATTCCCTTTTTCTGCTTCTCGCGCTGCTTTACTTCGTTCGCCTGGTCAGGCTGCTCCATGATCTTTTCTGCATCAGCCTTGCGCCAAGTTCCCTTGAATACGCGCTCGCGAATCTTTGACAGCGTGAGTGTGCAGCGCCGGAACAGCGGGTCCGTTTTCTCGAAAACCTTCACATCCGGGTCGTAGAGAATATCTTCATAGTCTGCATTGATTACTTCTGGGCCTTCGTACAGGGTTTTGTTTTCGAAAGTTGCTTTCTTCTTTTTCTCGCTATACCCCGTGTACACCGCTTCGACGCGGTTCTCTGGGGCAACGATAACCCACGCCCGTCCGTGCTTCGCGCCGTCATACCACCACTTATTTTCTCGCGGGTAGAGATTCAATTCTCGCGGGTCATAGGAAACGTAGTCCATGAACTGAATCAGTTCTTTCGCTCGCCGCGAATACTGCTCTGCGACATCTTGCTTCATCGCTCCGGTGAAGTAGCGATACATCACGATTGGAGAGGTCATCCACGTAAGCTGCAACACGCGAGCGGCCAAATCGTCAATCGCTTCGCCGGCAGTTTGGTGAACCAAATTCGAGGCCCCTTCGAATGGGAAGGAGCGGTTTTTCTCGCGTGGTCTGCCTTCCGCTATTCGGTTCCATTTGGCGAGGCTGGACGTGTGGATGTTGCGGAGTTGGTCTAGCCTGGATTTGATGTGGCGTTCGAGGAAGTGATTGATTTCCGCTTCGACATCTTTCCCGAACTCGATGGTGCGGGGTTCGAACGAGTCAGCTTTTACTTCGTCTATGCTGGTGGTTACGGCTGGTGACGCCATGCGCTCACTCTATCACCGTCCCTAGTACCCCGCAATCCCTGATTGCCTAGCTTGAAATTCGTCCATTTGCTGTCGCAAAAACTCTCTAGCCTGTTTGTTATCGGAGATTTCCACGATCTTTGAGTAGTGGCCCAGCACGTCCAGTGCATCCAATTTCCCCGCTGGATAGTTCTCGTAGTCCTCGACAAATTCTTTCTGCTGGCCCTGCTCTGGATTGCACCAAATCTGGTGGCTCTTGAAAATTGGCTCCAGTGATTCGATGCGATTTTTCATCGCGGCAAGCGAGTGGTCGTCATCAAGTTCGTTGATGTCCAGCGGAATCTTTTCCCGCTTGTCGCGTTCCGCAAGATAGAACGAGAGCAATTCTTTCGCAGTCTTCCCCATGTAGACGGTGGGGGTTTTGTACTGTTTCAATCCGTTGCGCATTGTCCAGTTGCCGTACTGCCGATACATCTCTTCGACAAGGGCAGAGTAGGTGGAGTCCTTTTGCCACAGCCCGAGCAGGTAAATTCGTGAACTCTCCGGGTCGAATCCAATGCTCCAAATTACGTGCTTCTCGCGTTTCGCTTTCTTCGCGTGATTCGGGTCCACGATGATCGTAATATCCAGAATCCCAACCATGATGTCGGTGTGCGCAGTGCCTTCATAGACAGAATGCTGGATCATCAGTGCATTGCGTAAATCATCTTTGGAGAATCGGGGGTCAGCTTCCTTGTGCTTAAAAAATCTAAGCCACGCTTTATTGAAAATACACTCTTCGGGCAGGACGCTTAAATTCCGGTAGAAGTGAGCGTAATCGTAGGAAGGGTTGTCAATTTTCTTTTGCTGTAAAACTTCCCAGTTGAACTCTTCGGGAAAGATCGGCACTCCATGTTTCGGATGTAATTTGCAGCACCCCCCTTCGGCGTCGTGCGTCTCGAATGCGAATTGCGGCTGATTCTTACGAATCCACGAATTAAGGTCTGCGTGTCCCCATCGGTTCGCGGTTACGAGTTGGCGCGTTGCCTTACCACTTGTATCCATGCGTGTTGTCAACTGGCGGTGCCAACGTATTGTGTCCTCTACAATCGAACCGTCCCCAGTTAGCATGGATTTCTGCGCTTTGCGGCCGAATATGTCGTCCTCGATTGTGTTGTCTGCGCGGACTCCCTGTAGTGCGTGACCCACTCCGCAGTAGGCGTAGGTGGGATTGGTTGGGTCAATCATCAGATCGCGGTTGCGCTTCTGATATTTTGCGTGGTCGTTCCATTCACAATTCCTGTCCGGCAAGACTCCCGCGAATACCTGGCGGAACAGATCATTGTCTTGGTAGGTGAAATCTACTTCCTTACCCATGTCCACTGCGCGTTTATCAATTTCGTGCGCTACCAGCGTCCGGGTGTTGGGGTTATGAATGCTGTTCATGTATTGCATCCATCGTTTCTTGTACCCCAATTTCGCCATTTCATGTTCATCTTCGATGGAAAAGTTAAGTGCCCACCAGATAGAAAGAGCCGTTGCCAAAGTACTTTTGAACATGCCCATTGGAACTTCAAGAACTAAGCGTAAGTCATCGGACTCAAGTGAAGCGCAGAGGTGTTTGTGAAGAGTGGATAGGCGCGTTTTGCCAAGTACATATTTTGTGAACCAGAATAAACTTCCGAGGCTGTTAAGCCGCACAGCGCGGAAGTGACCTTCGTAGTCGTCGCCTACTTCGGGAACCGGAAGTATGCGCCAGCGATTCATTCGTTGGTGTAGAGCGCCTGGGTTCCGTCAAACGATTTCATTTCCAGCTCTCCGT